AATTTATTATTGAGCCTATCTCGCATCTTTGCAATTACTGAAGTATCTGGAGCAGAATTGACTCTTAACATTTTAGATAATACCTGAGCTTTTCTCTCAGCAACATGATGTAATCTATCAGTCATTATATTGCTTATCTAATAATATCTCAGAAAAAAGAAAAAACAAAGCTATTATGTAATTATGATATCTCATTGTAAAATCTCGCATAATCGTAGCTGTTCATTGGGCTATTAGAATAATTATAGTATTCGAATATTTCTATAATTTTAAGAGGAATATTGCGACCAAATAGCTTATTCATTTGCAAAAGTTTCTCTATATTATCCATCATTAACATTTGTGATACAGCATATCTTTCTTGAATAGAAATGTGGAGATGCAATATACGGATATTTATATCTTCGCGATTGGGTCTTTTTAGGATATAATCAAAATAGAGATTATTGATATTATCTACATAAATATTAGTAAAACGGATATCATTTCTTCCTGAATTAACTGGTGCTTTGATGTTTGGAAATAATTTAACAATCGAATGTAAAATAAACTGCTTATCTTCCTCGGTAAACGCTTTTCTATTATAAGGATTTGTGAATTCGAGTTTGTTTTTCACTGCATATCTCCATACTTGATATAAGGTTCTCGCATAAAACGCAAAGTATAATACCTTGGATGTTTTACCTTCTCTGTTTATCACATACGGAAATGAAATAACATGCTTTAGTTTGTAAAGCGACATATCTTCCCACTTTTCTCCAGAAAAGATATCAGAATCGTTTTCGTTTTTATCAGAGATGAATTTTGCTAATTCTTCTCGTGTTTTTACATTACCATCCTTTATAGCCTCAATTTAAAACTCTTCATCGCCATAAGACTTCCAGTTTATAGATTTACTAACGGACATTGATATGTCTCCTAATTTATTATAATTATACAAGACATCTTTGGTAAGTAGCTTGTCCATTATATATAGCAGTATCGGCATAACGGAATGTATCAAAATTATTAGTATTGGCATTTCTTATAGCTATAAGAATGAATCTTATAGCATAATATTCGAACCTTTTACTTTCTAAATTAACCATGATATCATCTTCGGAAGTATTGTATTTAGAGTATACTATAATATCTCTATAAGATTCTTGAGCTAAATTATTCAGCATAAAACATCTCGAATCATAGATAAATTTCTCAATACTTTTACATAAATTCATAAATTCCTTACCATTATACTTTAGCGACTTTGAAATACTCATATTTTCATATGTCTTAAATGGATTATATCTATATACTTTATCGGGCCATTTATATATTTCTATTAGATTGCTGTTATAAATTGCTTTTAATAAAGTATTGATCTCGCGAATAGTTTTATAATAAGCCGATTGATAATCGTCATAAGTTACTGATTCATCCGAAAGATAATTCTCTAAATCTAAGAAGGCTTCGTCGAATGTTATAGATCTATTAGAATGAATTATCGATGAAATAAGCTCTTTATTTGCCACAGAATCATTAAAGGGCATTGTAATAACACTATGGACCTTTTCTAATGTATCAAAGTGAATTGTAATATCCCCATATCTATTGTATCCTAATATTTACATAGTAAATTTTTTATTATAATTATAATATACACTAAAAAATATAATAAATGTAAAAAGTTGATTAAGGAGCTACAAATATATATTACAGATATATATATCCGTATATCCGAAGATGTTTTCGTCTGTTCTTGCGACTCTTGTTTCTATATCGATTGTATCCATTATATTTATTGGAAACATCAAAACTACTGAGGGACGCGCTATGCGTGTATATTGCAACTATGAACATTTAAGGAGAATCGAAGATGAAAATAATAGGTTAAAAGATTATACTACATCGCTTGAGAGTAAAAATGACTATTTAATAAAAATTATTACTATCAACAATTGCAAAACAGGCTATATGTTCGCTAATAATAAAACGCCAAGATATGATATAGATTGTATTGCCTGTCCCAATAATCATTATAGGAGTCCCGATAATTCTACATGTCTTCATTGCCCAGAAGGATACTATTCTGATATTGGAGCGTCTGAATGTATGAAGTCTAAAACTAATAGCAGTAATGTTCACACACTATGCAACAAAGGAAGTATTGTTGGTTCTAACAAATTTGCATTACATAAAGAAAGTTGCATCAGATGTGTTTCTTTAAACAATAAATATTATATGCCTTATGATAATAATAATGATAATTGCATTACTTGTCCAGCTGGAAGTATTGTAAATTATGATCAAACTCGCTGTACTGAATGTCCAGTTGGGTATTATGAGAAAGACAATAAATGTATCGAATGTAATATTGGTACATATGCTGATAAAACTGGAATGACTCAATGTAAAGTTTGTTCTAACAAAAATTCGCTAGCTTATGTTTCAGTTGGTGGATATAATTGTGATAATAGCATATTTCACGATTTGTCTGAAACAATTAATGCTAATGTTATTAATATGGATATTATATTAAAACCGCTTGTATTCGGAACGCATAGCACAATAGCTTTTATTGCAAATAATAATAAAGAGCTTGCAAGATGCTTTCCAACACTTGTAACTTTAAGTGTATTCGCGAGCATTTGGTTCAATGCTTAATGTAAAAATAATGCAATATAAATAAATATATATATTTTTTATTTATAATAATAATTCATATCTTTAATATATATATGGTATATATTTCTAAAAATTAGTAAAAAATTGATAAGAGCGTTGTTAATGCATAATTACATAACGATGGCACCTTCAATGCCTATCATGTTCTCAATTGCCATGATTGCAAATTACTATATTAGTAATGCTTATGCTCATAGTTTAGTTCATAAGATGAATTTTGTAACATCTTGCAGTTGTGCACCTAAAGTCTCTTCTGAACGAAATATCGCTTATAAAAAACTGAATAATGCTATTAGAGTTTCTGAAAGTATTATCACTTATAATAATTGTCCTACAGGAAAAGAATTCAAATACAGCGATTATGATAATGATTATAAAATAAAATGTAATAATTGCTCAGAAAATTATTATAGGACTGCTCATAATTCAACTTGTCTTCGGTGTCCCGTAGGTTTCTATTCTAAATCTGGAGAATCTGAATGCACTAAAGCTGACTCAAATATTAGCGATGTTAATAGATACTGTAATAAAGGGTATGTTGCAGGGAATAATAAGTTTGCAGAATATGCCGATAGCTGTTATAAATGTATTTCAAAAAATAAGCAATACATGCCTTATCAAAGTAATCACGATAGCTGTTTCATTTGCCCCGACGGAAGCATAGTAGATGAAAAAGCTCTTACATGCACTGAATGTCCAGTAGGTTACTATGAAAAAAATAATAAATGCGTTGAATGCGATATTGGAACTTACAGCGATAAGGCTGGTTCCGGTAAATGCAAGGTATGCAATAATGAAAATGCGATTGCCTATAATTCTGTCGGAGGATATAATTGCGACAACAGCATCTTCTATGATTTGACTGAAACTATTAAAAATAACCTAATAAACATGGATACATTATTAAAACCCGCTGCTTACAGTGCTAATCTTGGAGTCGCAATGATTAGCAATAATCGTAGAACCATTGAACTTGTTATCCCATGTATGGCAATGGTCTACGTTGCTTTCACATGGTAAATATAAAAATAAAATCAAGATATATATATTATGTATTTTTATTTTTATCATGTAATATTATGAGTTACGAAGTTACGAAGTTACGCAGTAACGCTATTGTATTTGCGTTTAATATATTCGAAAAAAAATATAAACAAACATTATAATGCCTTGTATTGATTTAGAATTTTTGAAAGATTTACAAGCTGATTTTAAAAATTATCCAAATTTCATAGAAACTGGAACATTTATGGGGTCTACTATTTTACATATGGAACAATATTTTTCAAATCTATATACCATAGAAATAAAAAAAGAATTTTATGAAAACATAAAAAAGCCAATATAGAGGCAATAAAATAAACTTCTATCTCGGAGATAGCGGAGATGTACTCGCAGAAATATTACCTACAATAACTGGTAAATCAATAATATTTTTAGATGGCCATTGGAGTGCAGGAAATACTGGAAAAGGAATAAAAGATTGCCCCTTATACGAAGAGATGACCGGTATAATCGCAAGTCATGCAGACGAAGCAATTATTATTGTAGATGATGTAAGATTGTTTGGAAAAGGACCAAATAAAGGTACCGAAATATGTAATTGGGAAGAAATAAATGTCGAAAATATTTTACAAACAGTTAAGGATAGAATGAGTAATCATTATTTCTTACCATCGAGCCTATATAAAGAAGATAGATTGGTGATTCATATTTCAAAAATATAGACACTTTAATTGCACAAATAAAGAATAAAGAGAACTATATATTACTATTTTTTATTTTAGAAGATAAAATAAGATACATAATAAAAAATGATAGGCGCTCGCCCTATAATAAAATTGTTGTATTATGGTACAAAGCTATCTGGATCTTCTTACCGACCGATTTGCTAATTAAGATAATCGAGATGCTTACAGAGAATAGAATTGCGCACTTAGATAATCTTATAGAAGATGATAGTTTGTTAGATATGATCTTCTACAATGATAAAGTTAAATGTTCTTACGAGACTCCTTGTATGAGTCTATATATACGTAAAAATGTAAAACCTAAGAAAATGAAGATAATAAAATATGTTATGTTCCATATGATGTATATGATATTCTTACGGATACATCCTATTTGTTTATTATCCATAATACAGCAATTTCATTTTTAAATTTATAATTTTTATCAATGGATAATATAATATTATATAATATTTTTGATATTTGAATTGATATCTTATTAGTATGAATATCTTTATTTACGTTTATTTTAGTTATATAGTTAGTTATATAGTTTGTCGATATAGGCAATTTTAATATAATATCTTCTAAATAAGGTAAAGAACGTTTATTCATTAATTTAGTATATAGCTTTGCATTTATTTTAAAATTTAAATACGAACATTCCTTATCTGTAAGTGTTTTGTAGTTTTTTGTACTTTTCTTAAGCATATTTATAGTTTTATTATAATTATTATTAAGCTCATAACTAATTTTTTCTATTAAATAATATTTTAACATATCACAATTATACTTAGAACGCTTTTCTTTCACTATACTTTTGAATTTTGTCTCATTTTTAACAAAGTTATTAGATGACTTATTTATCTCACTCAACTTTTTGAGTTCACAATAGCTTTGTAAATACTTAGTAATATATGCAAAATAATCCTTATCAGTAAAGTTCATGATAGTTGTTATTAACTAATCTTATATAAGAATCAATTTTTATAAAATGATAAAAAAATAAGGAACATTTTATAAAATAATATTATATATAAATTATTGCAATTTTCAGATATTTTACTAATAATATATTAGTCGTCACCTATAATAACCTCTTTAATATAGGGTTTCCAAAATTTCATTTATTACTATTTCAGGCTTAAAATCATCGTAAAGCATGAATATTTTTAGAAGTTGTTCTGAAAATCCAGAAATATTAAGTATAAAATTCCTGATAAATATCTAAACTCTTATACATACTTATTTTCAAGATATCCGCTTGATAATGTTATAATTATCTTGAAACAGTATATAGACAATGATTTTGTAATTGATAAGGACAATAGCGATTATTTTGACGATGACGACTATGTAGATATCAAGCGTGGAGAAAAGATTCTGTGCAGTGATAATCTTGAATATGAAGTAGTTGAAGTAGTATTACAAAGAAAGTCCCGTCCTTAAAAATCCTGTATATTTTGATATATTAAGAGAGACTAATAATCTATACATTAAATTATCTAAATTTCGCAATCATTTGAGTCCTGACTATGTATTAAATAAAATATTCCGTGTAAATAAAAAAAGGATATCTGCGAGGTCAGAGAAGCGAGCATAAAGATATTAGTAATTATAAATACTATAATATAACTCTTGAAGAATTTGCGCAATATAATTATATAACAACAACTTTATTATTATATAAATATAGATGTCCAAGGTAGGTTTTATTGTATTGAGGCATGTGAACAATGAATTATCTGATAAATACTGGGTTCATTGTATTGATTGTATTCGGAGGTTTTATCCTGAGAACAAGATTCTTATTATAGATGATAACAGCAATTACGAATTTGTATCAAAAATAGAGCTATATAATACTACAGTTATTCAAAGCGAATATCCTAGGAGAGGCGAATTGTTGACTTACTATTACTATCTAAATAATAAGCTATTTGATGTAGCAGTAATAATCCACGATTCTGTATTTATAAATTCTCATATTGATTTTTCCGTTGATAAATATAAAATATTGTGGTGTTTTAATCATGATTGGGATCAAATCGATGATGAAATTGCAATGATTAATGTTTTTAATGATCTCGAATTAAAAAAGTTCCACGAAAATAAAGAGCTGTGGAAAGGCTGTTTTGGAGCTATGTCTATAATTACTCACGATTATTTAAGGTATGTTAATAATAAATATGATATTAGTAAATTATTACCATATATATTAGAAAGATATAATAGATGCAGTTTTGAACGTGTAATTGCATGTATTTTACAAAAAGAAAATGTAAACGAAACTTTATTGGGAGATATTCATAAATACTGCAAATATGGTATCCCATTTTGTGAAATAGATAATTATAAACATCTGCCTATAATAAAATGCTGGAGTTGCAGATGAGCCTATCATATTATCGCAATATCATAATATCATAAGTAACATATTAATTTGGTTTTTATATATTCTATAGCGTCTCCGTAGAATGTCTCTTATAATATTAGAATATACTATATCAATCCCTGATAATATATTACTCAATTGATTCTTTATATTAGACATTGGCGACGTTGTGTGTTCTGTAGTGGTATTCAATATATCCATGTGATTATAATTAGCCATGCATTCTATTATAATTTTATTTTTATTATAAGCAACGTAAAAATCGTTACAGTATTTAATGTGTTCCTCTAAAAATGCCGTATATTCGTTAATTAGCTTGATAATATCTGTATATAAATCTTCTCCTATGCTGTTTTCACGTTGTAAGAGTGATACAGCAGATATTTCAAATATTCCATATGGAAACTTATTGAAAGTATATGCAACCATATCACTATAAAACGCATTTATTATATTATTATAACATTCGCTTAAAGTCTTCTATATCTAATATTGTTACTCCTAATTCTCTGGCTTTAATTATTTTCGCACTATTCTCTTCCTTATCCTTCACAATTAAGTAATGGCTATTCTTTGATATACTCGTAGTCACTTTGCCACCATTATCCTCTATTATTTTTTCATAATCCTTATTTCTAAATCCCGAAAATATAAAGATTTTGTCTTTGAAATTATTATTGAATGCTTTCTTAACCTTGTCTACTTCACCCGCGTCGCTCGCGTCGCGTACTTCACGTCCCTTGCATTTAAATCCTAAGCTATCATAGAAGTCGTAATATTTCTGAATATTCTCCATAAATAATTCGGCGCTTATTTTTGCTATGCCGTTGATTTTTAAAAGGTCATCTGGTTTCAATTTAAGAGCTTTATTGCGTCCTTTTACAGTATTCTCAATTATTTCAGGGTATATATCGGTAATACTTTTAATTTTCTTTAAGCCGAAACCTCGTCCCATAATATTGGAAGCATCCATTAAAACATTACAATCGACCTCTTTAATCTTCTTTAAGGCTTCTATAATATTCTCGGCGCTTTTACTTTTAAATCCATCAATACCCAATAAATCTTCCTTCTTCAATCCTATTATTTTATTTATATTATCAAAACCTGCTCCATAAATTTTTGCAATATTTCCGGGTCCCATATAGTCGACGCCTACAGTTTTCATAAAGTATATGATGTTTTTAATATCATACTCGCTATTTTTATTACCATTATCTATCATTATTATATCAACGTGCGTATCATTCCATTTATAATCAACATCTACTATTCCTGGCATACTTGGTTTACCAGAAGCAGATTTAGATAATACCTCGTTTATATGCGGAATAACATTACCAGAACGTATAATAATAATTCTCGAACCAGCTCCTATTACATTTTTCTCAATATATCCCGCATTAAACCCAGTGGCTTGTTTTATTTTAACATCGTCCAATATGATTTCATCGAACTTTACAATAGGCTTCATGTATTTATCCTTAGATACATTCCATTCAACTTCGCGTACTATGACTTCTGCCTGTTCCAATGTATGGATAGATTTAAATGCAAAAGAATGTGATGGATTCTTCCCTTTCTCAATCTCATACACCTTCCCTATGTCGCTAATAACTATACCATCTACTATATACTTGTTATTTCTTGATTTCTGAAGATTATCAGATAAAATAGAGAGATTGATATCGCTAACGATTTTATGGTTCACTATTAAGAATCCCATTGCTTTCAGAATATCTAAGTCGTTTTTAATATCTGCTCCTGCGGCTCCTGCTGGTGCCTTTTTCTTATAAATATCAGCTGTATCCTTAATATCTATATCTATGAGAGAATAGCATACAAAATCTATAGCTTTTAATATTTTTCTATTAAGATTCTTGGAGTTTATTGCTCCGGATACTGTATTTCGAGGATTTGCACCATTATCCCCTTCCATCTTTAGAGTTTCCCAATTATCTTTCGAAATAATAAGTTCTCCTCTTGCTGCGAGATAATCACATTTAATATCTTTTGTACTTGGAAATCCGCTAATATATTCTAATAAATGAGTTATATCCTGTCCTTCTGTGCCATTACCTCGAGTATATAGCTTTATATTATAGTTTTTATCGAAAGTTTTTTTATATACAATGAGACAGCTAACGCCATCGAGCTTATCACTAATAATATAAGGACCCTTATACTTCTTCTTGTATTTACTGATTTCTTCTTCACTATCCTTGATTTTATTTTGAGAACCCATATAATAAGGTAACTCTACCTTATTGTCTACATCAGCACCTACACGTTTCAAGTAAGCATCTTTGGGATATTTTTTACGAATATAATCTTTAATAATATCATAGATATCATCCTTTAAAACAGATTTATCGCCGTTGAAGAATGCTTGATCAGCTATAATAAGGAGATTTATAATATCCTTCTTCTTATTATTTTTAATAAATCCTTCAGGATCTTCATTTATATTTCCAAAATTATAATTCATTTATTATATGTTTCTTAATATATATATTATAAAATCATTTTTTATATAAATAATATTTAATAAGGTTCGCGATTTAGATAATTTTGGGTGGAGTAGATTAGTTGAAAATGTTCTTACTCATTTATAAAAAATGTTTATATTGTTTTAGGAGATCTTGTTTTAGATGAAAGTATTTTTTATTGTATGTTGAGCTTAAAGATAGGATTGTTAATTCTTGATTGCATATTAGCAATTAGCTGAGTACTGGGTACAGAATCTATTCCCAAAAATTTAGATAATTGCTTAC